TCAGCAAACATCTCTAGTTGTTTTTCGTTTTCTTCTTGATTATCCTGACGCTCAGGTTCAATAATCTTAGCCATTATTAACTCCGTACCTTAGTATTGTGGAGGTTTTTATTATGAAGGTTCTCTACGAGGTTTGCCTTCGTTCATGTGCCATGTGTTGTTCCCTACGCTTGACCCATCTATCATGTGCATCAGGGAAGTCTCCACTGATACCTTCAAGATTAGATCTTACCGGGGAGATAACACGTTTAGCGTCTAAGCCACAACTGCACCTAGAAGTTGTGACATCAGACCTAACTAAATCTTCAAACTTATGTCCATCAGGACATCTAAAATCAAACAGCCTCATCTACAGCTTCCTCAGAGTCTTCTGATTCTGCTTGAGAATGAGCATTGTCAATCTGTGTTTCAAGATTAAGTATAGTTGCTAGGATAGCTAACTGTCCCTTACGGAAGTTCAAGTTATCATTATCCGTAGTCATCTCTACTGAGTTGATTTGTCCAACATTACCTTGTAAGTCAGAGATTAACTGTTTCCAGCCTTCTGAACGAAACATTGAGAAGTAATTGTTGAAATATGTTTCTAACTCTTGAGTCATAAGTATTTTACCTTTGTTAAAGAATACTGAATGTACGTAAAGTACCTATCTATTATAGCATACTTTTTCGTATTTGTCAAGTGTTTTTTAATAAAAAGTTAATTAAAAGTGCAAGTATCATGGGAAGTAGTATAGCTACTACACCAAAGATAGCTGAATACTGTTTAACCTCCTTCCAAAATTGTTTCTTAGCTGCTGCCTTCCTAGCTAACTCTAGTTGTTTAGCCTTCCTTGCTTCAGCCATAGCAGTCATAGCTTCGTTGTATAACTGCCCATTACCACTAACCATAAAGAGATCTTTAATCTCCTTCATAGTTTCTTGTATTTGTTTCTTGGCTAGTGCAGCTTTGACAGCATCGCCTTCAGACAAACTGCCTGAGTTTTGCGCTCTTGCTAGTTCAACCTCTGCACCACCAAGAGTCGATAGAAAACTAGAGATACTTGAGATGTCATTGGTTGTCTCAGCTACACGCTTAATAGCAGACGTAGCAGCATTAACACCAGCAACAATTGCACTTATCTCTGCTATCATTGGTTACTTCTTCTTTTTAGCCATGCGTTTTCTAGCCTTAGCTGCCGCTGCTTTACCTTTAGGGGTATAGCTGTACTTCTTTCCACCTACCATTGGCATAGTATTCTCCTTACTACCATTTAGATTTATTGGCCCAATATGCCGCAGACATCTTGCCCTTGGCTATATTCTTTGCATGTCGTGCTTTAAATGACTTACGCCTTGCTTTTTCAGAGGCTGTCTTAGGGTTCTTCCCTGCGCCACTGACTCCTTGTTGACCATACCTGATGGTCTTAATTTTATCACCTTCCTTAGCTACCACCACATGAGATTTAGTAGGGTGGTTTGGTGTACGCTTTGGTTTGTTGTAACCGCTAACTCCAGCACGTTGGAGACGCGAATCTTTTTCTTTCGCCATTACGCCGCCTTTTGTGTTTGTTTTGTAGTTTTTCTAGGTGGTGCTGTATCTTTAGCATTAAGTTCCTCTAACTCTTTAATCTTAGCCTCTAGTTCGTCAAACTTTCTGTTAACTTGGTCTACTATCTGAGTTAGTTCTGTACGTGTTACGACCATCAATTTATCCTTGTTGTAGTCTAAGGGGTTGACTTGGTTGCTGTGGTTGTTGTTGAGGTTGATTCTTTAGGTCAATCTCTTTCTCTTTCAAGAATGTCTGAGCAATCTTCATACGACGCTCAAACTCCTTGTCCTCTTGGTCACCTGCTTTAAGGTTAGCTGTGATTGCCTTAATCTGGTCAATCTGTAGCTCCTGTGGGGCAAGCTGTGTCTCTACAGCAATCTTCTGCGCTCTAGCTTGAGACTCCTGTGCTTGACCGTTAAGTGCTGCTGTCTGTGACTGCTGGAAGGCCATCTGTGCCTGTGCAGCCGCTTGTTGCATCTGCTGTTGTTCAGGTGTAGGCTGTGATGCCTGTTCTGCCTGAGCCAACTTAGCCATTAGTTCTTCACGGTTAGATAGGTTCATGTTGTCAATAATTGACTGAATCAACGTGTTGTACAGTGGAGACTCTGCTGGCATGGTTTGCAGTAGCTGCACAAGCTGCGTTACTTCATACTCACGGGCAATAATACCTAGAGTAGACGTAGTGTTAAACTTGTAGTCCTTGACAGGATAGTTCTCTGGGTCAAACTGCATGTAACGACAAGCAGCTTTCTTAACAAATGGAATTAAGAAAGACTGTTGGAAGTTAATCAAAGTACGCTTATGACGCTTGATGATTGCACCAAGGGACATACTGATACCAGCAGCCGTAGCGTCACCATTGATACTGCCGGGAATACCAGCAGAGTCAATAGCGCCTGTAGACATCTGAACCATTTTTTGTAGTTCTGCTGCCTGTGCAAATGTAATCTGACTAACTTGACCAAAGTTAAATGGATTCAGTACAGTCTTAGGGTCGCCATTGGTCAAGATGATCTTACCGGGGCGTACCTCTGGCCTAGAGCCTCTAGGAAGCCGTGTAGCGTCCATAGCCATCATTGGGTGTACTGTTAGGGCTAGTGCATCAATACGTGCACGCAGCTCTGTATCAAGAGCTTTCTGGCTGTTGTAACCCTTCTCACAAACACCACGACCCCAGAACCTACCGGGAACTACATCCCAAGGAAATGCTACTACAGGGCGATCTTGCATCATGTATGGATTAGCTTCTGCTTTTAGTAGGATGCCTCCATTAGCCACAACCACAATAGCTTCGACGTAATAGCTTGCATTCTCATCTTCTTCTTCTGATTCCTCTAGTTCAATATCAGCAATGTCTTCGTCTTCATCAAGCATTGCTTCCTTTTCGCCAATCTCCAGCAAGTAGCGAGGCACAAGACCATAGTATTTCGTTAGGCGTACTTTGTCCTCGTCGTAGCTAGTTAGGTCTTGGTCTGGCTCAAGGTCGTAGTCACTAGCCGCCTGACCTACGTATACGTCCCTGTAGACTCCTTCTTCCTGTAGTTGTTGTACCTTGTGTCGTGGTACAAACTCATCTACAGCAACGCCTATAGCGTCCTCAATGGACGTAGCTACTGGGTCAATTAGGAAGTTCTGAGGCATTACAGGGCGTAGTTTGACTACAGTACGGTCTGTAATGTTAACACCAATAGCCTGTAGCTGTCCGTCCATGATAGGCTGTGTAGCAGGAGCCATCTCTTTAATTTCTTCTAGCACTACTTCAGCTACACCAGTGCCAAATACAGCACTGTTGATAAGACATTCACCTACTTGCTTGCGTATCTGTGTCTTCTCAAAGTCCTCATGCAGCTTTTGTCGCAAATAAACGACATCCTGAGCTTCTGCGTCACCCATATCGTCGGTAATGTCAAAATAACTACCACGACCAAAGGTTGCTTCCTCAATTTCTGCTACACTGGACTCTACAGCCTGCTGCAATGCAGGTGAAATGATACGTGAACGCTCACTTTTGCGTTCCATGTCCTCTGCTGCCCAGATTCCACGCCATAAACGGTAAAATTCTTCAAATCTTTCTGCATAATTGGACTCATAGTGGTCTCGCCATGAGTCACACTTAGCCATTACCCAGTTTTCTAGGTGTTCGTCACTTGACAGAACGTCATTGTCACCATAATCCATTACTTTTTACCCCTTAGCTTCTTGTCTCTGGTTGTTTTGGCTGCTTTTTTGAATGCTTTGGCGGTAGGAGCGCCTTTAGAACCGGGTTTACGCATTGTTTCGCCACTACCGGCCTTGATGCGCTTACGTTTGGCATGAATGTTGGCATACAATCCTTTCTTGGGCATGTTAATATCCTGTTACAACGTCCAAGACCTCAAGATCATCAATCTCAAAGTCGTATGAGTAGGCTACTTTAGCCAGTTGGTCTGTGTACGCAAAGGCATCCACAAGGTCATCATGTGTTAGTACATCTGGAAACTGAAACAA